ATTCTTGAAGTTTAACAACCTTCCAGAAGTACCGAGGCTTGGGCCTCACGTGTTTGAAGTAGCTTATGCCTAGAACCGAATCATCAATTAACAAAGATGTTCTTTTCAAAAAGCTTGGTTACAAGCCGCACAGTCTTGGGCAAAAATCGTTTCACGATTCTCAGGCAAGATTTCGTACCGCTTGCTGTGGACGTCGCTATGGTAAATCGTTCATGGAGGGTCATGAGTTAACTGATCGAATGTTCGTGCCTGATAGCATCAACTGGATTGTCGCACCTAAATATGTTCTTGGGGAGAAGGAGTTTAGAGTTGTTTGGAATGACTTCAAGAAGTTGGGTCTACTCAAAGGCTGCAGGACACACTACAACATCCACCAAGGTAGAATGGATATTCACTTCCCAGAAGTTAACTCTCTGTTGGAAGTTAAAAGTGCGGACCGTCCGGACGGTTTGGTTGGTGAAGGTATAGATCATGTATGTATGAGTGAGGCGGCAAAGCACAATCGTTCTACTTGGGAAATGTATATCAGACCTGCTCTATCTGATAAGCGTGGGTCTGCTGATTTCGTTTCTACACCACAAGGATTCAATTGGTACAAGGGTATGTACGATATTGGTGCAGATAAAGTTAGGTTCGAGGATTACCAAGCATGGAAGTTCCCGTCATGGGAGAACCGATTTGTGTATCCGGGAGGTTTTGATGATCCAGAGATTCAAGAAATTAAAGCGAGGGTTTCTGAGATGTGGTTTAAGCAGGAAATTGCTGCCGAATTCACATCATTCGAGGGTCAGATATACCCTGAGTTTAATCCCGATGTACACGTACGGAAATTCGAGTATAACACTGCCTACAAAAACTGGTGGGGACTTGACTTCGGGTACGTGGACCCATTTGTCTGTTTAGATATTATGATTGATCCGTCAGATCGTTGTTGGGTCTGGCGTGAGTACTTCCAATCTTACAGAGCAACTAATGAGCATGGCATCATTCTTAAGAATAGAGATAATCCACCGCAATTCCATGTTGATGCAATCGCAGCCGACCCGCGCGGTGCGGATGAGATCGCAACACTAACATTCACTCTGGGAGGAATCCTTAATAACGCTTATGGCTGGTCATTAGGAGTTGAAGCTATTAAGCAAGCTCTCAAGGTTCGTGAAGATGGTTTGCCTGGTCTTATCATTCATCCTCGATGTACTAATCTAATCAGACAGATGCAAGGATTGAGAGCACATGAGAGTAAAGAGGATCGTAATGCAAAAGTAGGACAACACGACTACGATGACCACGGTCCAGATGCTCTTAGATACTTCTTTAATGAATATTTTGTCGGAGGCGCCAACCGCTCCCTAAGGGACGTGTATGATGTACCCGCGCAGGGTAGCGAGGCTGAAACCTTCTTTACCTACGAAAGCGGCATGAACATGGATATCGCTCTTTAGGTCACTAATGCAGATACCGTCATTTAGATCAAAGAAACCAGATGCAACCAGACAAGAGTCTGGAACTAGCTATGAAACAAAGGGATCACTTGAACAAGCCGACTATAGAGAAATCGGAAGTCAATCTAGTGCTCGCATTATTGATCCTGTCCCCGCGTTGGGGAATAGAAGGCAAGCTAGACTCACATACACAAAAATGTCACGCTCAGACGCTAGCGTTCGTGTATCTTTACGAGCCGCTAGAGCGCCTGTACTTGGTGCAGAGTTTTACGTCGATCCATTCAGTAGTAACCAAGAAGATTTAGTCATTAAAGAACTTGTTGAATACAACTTGTTCGAGGGTATGACTACTTCGTGGTTGAAGTTCCTTGAACAGGGTTTGCACTTCTTCCGTGATGGTTTTTCCACGTTTGAACCTGTATGGGAGTTACGTGAATGGGCACCAAGAGCAACCGCACCTGGGTCTAACCTCAAGAAGTATACCATGTTGCGTAAGTTAGCTGTTCGCCCTTCGGATACTATTCAGAAAATTGAATATGACGATAACGGCGGCCCTGTGGGGATTCTTCAACAAGCACTCCGACAGGATAATAAAGCTGAAAACGTAACTATCCCTATTGAGAAACTTTGTATCTTCACATTCGATCAAGACGGTGGAGACTTAGAGGGTAACTCAATTTTGCGGTCAGCGTATCCGCATTGGTTTTATAAGGATCATCTTTATAAGATTGATGCAATCCAGAAAGAACGTCACGGTATTGGCATTCCTGATGTTGAGTTGCAGCCTGGGTTCAGTCCCGCGGATAAAGCGTTCGCGAATACGATGGCTAAGAATTTACGAGTTAATGAATGGGGCCACGTTGTTAGAACTGATAAGCTTAAAGTGGGGTTCATTGAGCTAAGCGGTAACCCTGTTGATGCTCTGGAGTCTGCTAATCACCATGACATGATGATTATGAAGAACATCATGGTTCAGTTCTTGAATATGGGCGCCGGCTCGTCAAATAGAGCAAGTAGCGCCACAGCTATGGATATGTTCTTAAAGGCCATGCGCTACGTGGCTAACTTGTTCTGCGAGGGTTTGAATATGTATGTTATTCCTAACCTCGTGTCATATAACTTCCAGACTGATCGCTTCCCGAAAGTACAAGTTCGCAATATTGGTGAAGCTAAAGATTTGCAGATGTGGGCTGCTGCTATGGCGAATCTCGTTAAGAATAATGCTATTCAAATCGACGATGAGACTGAGCAATGGATTCGCAAGCAAATGGATATGCCTAAGCGCACTACACCTTATAAAGAAAAGTCCACGCAGACTGCTGATGGGCAGAATCAAAATGGAGCGCGTGGACCACAAACTACTTCTGGTAATGTAGGAGACTCACCCAACACGGCAAAATAGGAAGGTGGTGAATATGCCTGTTAAAAAGTCGGGTGGTGGGTATAAGTACGGCAGCAGCGGTAAGACATATAAAGGTAAAGGAGCGAAAGGTAAAGCTGCTAAACAGGGACGTGCCATTAGAGCGTCCCAGGGCAAGAAGAAATAATGCTTAACGACTACAGACAAATCATTTCAGCAATGCGGAATAGCCAATGGCTCATTCTGCAGGAAAGTCTAGAAACGATCTTAGAGATCGTTAATATGCGTCTGAGTGGTAAAGCATTTAGCGATGAAGAGATCAGAGTTAGATTAGAAGCTGCTGAAAAGGAAAAGAAAGACAATCCACGAGTTCAAGTTGGTGGTGGAGTAGGTGTTCTTTCGATGCAAGGCCCTATCTTTCCGAAGTCCAACCTTATGACTGAGCTTAGCGGTGCTACAAGTCTTGAGTCATTTCGTAGTGATTTTCGGGAGTTGTTAGCTGATGATTCCGTTAAGCAGATCGTAATGGACATGGATACACCAGGTGGTTCTAGCGATCTAATCGCAGAAACTGGTAAGGAGATTAGGGCAGGTCGTGAGATTAAACCTATTTATGCGGTTGCAAATACTCTCTGTGCTTCTGGAGGTCTATGGTTAGCCTCACAAGCCAGTAAGTTTTTTGCGACTGAAAGTGGAAAGGTGGGGTCCTTAGGTGTATATCACGTTCACGAAGATCGTTCCAGACGTGATGAGGCTGAGGGTACAAAGGTTACTTTCACCTCTGCGGGTAAGTTCAAGACAGCCGGTAATCCCCACGAACCACTCACTCGAGAAGCACAAGACTACATCCAAGAACACGTAAACGAAACCTACGATAGCTTCCTTGAAGCTGTGGCTGTGGGTAGAGGTTTATCTGTCGATGTAGTTAAACGAGACTTCGGTCAAGGTAAATTGCTTAGTCCTAAGAACGCGAAGAAAGTTGGGATGATTGATGACATCGCCAGCATCGAAGATGTTCTGGGCGATTTAGTTTCTCACAACTATAAATCACAATCATCTCATGAGCACGGAGCATTAGCACAGGCCGTTAAAGATATGCATCAACGTGGAGGTGAGCTATTAGTTAGTCAGGAGGAGTTTTCAGAACCGGGAAACGTTACAGAACTTCCTGAGCTTAATCATGATGATTCTGCGGACGGAGGCTGGAGACGAGATACTCCACCTGCCGGTGAAGATGGAACTGTACCAGATCGTTCTGGAACAGTAACAGACCCAAACAAAGTGCAAAGTGGAGGTGAAGAAATGCCGGAGTTTAATGACGAGCAGCTTACGCAGTTGCGTGAATTGCTCGGACTTGGCGCTGAGGATGAAGTTGAAGCAACTTCAATCATCTCGCATGTTAAGAGTCTAAACGAAGAGATGGGTCCTTTGCGTGACTTACGCAGGGATATCGAGGCTAAGAAAAAGTTCGCAGAAGAGTATCCTGAGGAAGCTAAACAGCTTGCAGAGTTACAGGAGAATCAGCGAACTAACTTCGTAAAGCAGTTTGCGGAGTCGTTTGAGAGTCGTCGTATCACTAAGCCTATTGGCGAGGGCGACGATATTAAGAACGAGCCGACTTCTCTTGGTTTTAGTGCTCAGGTTCTTAATACAATTGGTGAGACTGCAGAGGCGTTTAGTGAGGGTACAGGCGGTCTTACTAACGTTAAGAGTGTTCTGGATGCCGTCCTGAATAATGGTATCGTCGATTACGGTACTAAGGGTAGTGATCGTTCTCCTGATGAACCAGCCGATGAAAATGCTCCTGACAGTCCGCAGGACGTTAGGGCTGTGTTCTTTACCAAGGTTAAGGAAATTGCCGCTAAGGATGAGGTCACCTTTGAGGTTGCTTTAGAACAGGCTACTAAGTTGCATCCTAAGTTGGCAGAAGCATATCGAAGCAATTTGCCGGTCCAGGGCTAAAGAA